CATTAGGAACCCGCCATAAACTTACGCCATTCAATGGTATTCTTAATAGTTTGGTGTCTCCATGTTATATTTTCCATACACCTCTTTAAGAAATCAATCGTTATCTGTGCATACTCGGTCTGTGCATTTATAGTTTGCAAGTCTTTATCTGCATTAAAGAATATCTGCATATCGTTTTTCATAATTTTAAGTCCGTCAAATGGGTCGTCTGACCAACCAAGTTCTTTGATTCTGTCTTCGTCCATTTTACCATTGAACCATAACCATTTATCTTTAAGAAGTATAGAATATCTAAGGTTTAGATTCTTATGCCTAATAACAGCGTCAGTTAAGAGTTCGGAGTATTTTGCGTGGAGTCTTGGAAGTTCTAAAGACGACTTATCTAGTTCGATATCGTCAATTTCACAATCCTTCTTCCACTCTTCTTTCAATTCATCTAGAGTCATAATATACCTATTATACCATATTTATGGTCTTTAGGGAAGGGGATTTTAGGAAGTGGTAGCTATGTCGTAATATGTAAATCTGAATTCAACGGTTGCAACAACGGTCTCACCGTCTGCACCTGATTCTAATTCTATACCACTTAAGGATATGGGGAATGCGTCATGGAATCTAAAGTATCTATTTGGTATATTTTTGTTTGTGTTTGTAACCAATGTGATATCTGAATACTGATTAACATCTGCATCAATAGAACTTAACTCCCCTGTAGTAGTTTTCTGAGCTTGAACTAAGTCACGAAACTTAGTTGGGTCGGAAACTGGAACAATTTGATCCATCCAATCGAAAATTTCTTTGAAGTTTGTAAGGTCTTCGTCTACTAAGAATCCAACTGATAATGAATCAAAGGTAATCTTATCGCCGGGAAAATATGCGTCTAAACCAATTCCCGCTGCAAGAACTGTCTCGGTAAATTGAAGGCCGGGAATATTTACAGTCTTAACAAAGAATTCTGTATTAGGAACCTTATCAATAAGTAACCTAAAGTTATTCTTACTTAATAATGATTTATTAATTAGTGAAGTATCAGCCATCTTTTTTCTCTAAATGATAGGGTATATCGTTATACCTGTAAAATTTCCTAGTCGGCCAAAACCAAAACCAACCCCTATACTTGTGTTGGTCTAAAGGTATTTTCGATTCTACATAATTTTTTCGTTCCATAGAACTATTTATGTAAAGTGGGGCCGAAGCCCCACAATCTCGACACTTACTTCTCGTTTACAAACTCGTTAAGTTGTCTAGCAGTCGCAATGACTTCTTCCGTAGAAACGAATTGGTCACCTAATGGTTTCTTATCGTTTGGGAAGTTTTCATTATGAATACCAACGGACTCATTGATTCTGTAGATGTTTCCTTCTAACAGACCTTGAGCTTGAGATAGTAAGTCGGCTCGGATTTCGAACCCTGATTTTGTTGTTGACATAATTTCCTCCTGTGTGTGTGTTTTCTGTCAATAATAAGGGGCATCCTGTTGTGATGCTCGGAAATATTGTGGTAACTTTAGCAATGTCACCCCCCTGTATTATATTTATAGCAAAAAAAAGGTCTCCGAAGAGACCTTTTTCACTCGAAACGAAATTCGATTACAGAATATTGCTTACTGCCATTTTTCTGTAGTATTGATTTGTTCCTGCCGTAGCCATTCCATTTGATGGAGTAGAGCCAACGAAAGGATTACTAACCATACCGTAACGGGTTTTGAAACCAATTTTTGGTTGGAAAGTGTTTTCGCCAACTGCTCTCACCATTTGAAGTGGAACATATGGGCAATAGAACATACCAGCGTCATAAGGATTTGAACCCCTGTAACCAACTGTCATATAATCAACACCAGCATATGGGTCGATGTATACTTTAACTCTTCCGTTAAGAACTCCAGCAAATGTATTGCCAGTGTCATCAACATTAAGTCCAGTTGATAGAGCAGGTGCATAATCCAATACTCCACTCATAGAAAGAGCAGATGCAACATCACTAGAACAAAGAATAAAGTTACCTTTACCTCTTCGTGTTTCTTGTGCTATTGTATTAGCTTCTCTTTCGATTTGGAATAATAGACCTTTGAATTTCTCAACAGACCATCTACCGTTGGCATCAACATCTAAGTTGAAAGTTCCAGCAGTAGCAGTGTCAGCAGCACCAGTCTTCGCTTGAAGATTGACATTACGGACTACTTCTCTGTTGATTTCAGCCAGAATCTCACTTGAAAGAATATTTGCAAGTTCTGATTCTGCGTCAAGACCGTGGATTGCTTTGAGGTCTTGTGCTAATTCTAATGTGTACTCTGCTTTGAGTGCTCTTGACTTCGCTGTCACAGTTGCTTTCTCAATAGTGAAAGACATCTGTGCAAAGTGATTACCCGCTGCGTCACCTAGACTTTCTGCAGCTGCAGTGGTCATACCACTACCAGTTGTATCTGCATAAGAAGGTGAAGAAGTGTCGAATGGATCACTTATTGGGTCTGAACCAGCTGGGCCAGCTGTTGGGTCTGCACCACTTGAATAAGCTGAACGAGCTTCACCGTGTAGGGCTTCACTGTTATTCAGTCTAGTTTCAGTTGGATAATCGTTGTATCTTGCTTTCATAGCAAAGATAAGACCTGTAGGGCCTGTCATTGGTTGAACACCGCAAATGTCGTATGCAACGAGATTTGGCATAGCTCTACGCACTAATGAGATCAAAATTGGATCCCAGTTAGATATAGAACTACCAGTAGAGTTTAAAGGTGCAGCTTCCTCAAGAGTTGCTCTGTCTTCGTTAAGAGCTTTCTCTTGGTTTTCAAGTATTACTGCAGTGACGGCCTTCTTGTAGTTGTCTTCGATCTTAGGTAGATCGGAGTGCTCTAGAATTGGCTCCCACTTCTCTTGTAAGTTTTCTGATAAAAACATACTGTTATACCCCTTAAATTTAACCTAATGGTTTTAGTTTAGTTAATGCCTCGGAATACCTAGCAATAGTTGGGTCAAGGACTTCTTCTACAGTAGTAGAGAATTCACCTGTTCCTTCCTCTTCCTTGGTTTCTTCCGAGATGGATTCACCGTCAACACCGAAATAAGCTTCTTTGATTTCTGCAACTTTCTCTTCGAAATCTGCTTCGTCAGTGAAATCTATTCCATTTGATAATGATTCCATTTTCTCTTTTTGTGATTCAGACAAGTCTTCACATGCCTTTCTCACAACATTTTGTCTTTTAAGACCACCAATCTCTTCTGTTATTTCCATATTCTTGGAAACTTCAGCATCAAGTTTGGATTCCATCTCGTCAAGACGATTTGCGAGTTCGTCAACGACATTATACTTATCTTCGGGAACTTCAACATAATGTTCTACGAACAATTTTTTGAGTCCTTCAATAAAGTTTTCAGTCATTTCTGATCTCAAACCCCTTTCTATTGCGAGTTCGTTTTCTTTCGACCACTCTTCAGCACAATATGTTAAGTATTTGTCAACAGAACCAGTTAGTTCTTCTTTGACAGTCTCAACTTGGGTTTTTAAATTCTCTGAATACTGCTCTTCTAGCTCTTTCTTGACTTCGTCAACTTTGCTATGAACTGCAGCTTTGAAGATAGTTTTTGCTTTTTCAGCATTCTCTTCTGATAAATCTAGTGATTCCGAGATTTTAGATAGGTCGTCATCTATTTCAATCTCAACTAATGAAGATTCTACTTCAGCGGAAGCTTCTTCTTTGACGGATTCTTCTTTCTCGTCTTCTTCATCTTTTGATTCAGTTTGTTCTGCAGAAAGTGATTCTACAAACTTTTTAACTTCTTCTTGAGATGAAGCCTTTAATGCTTCTACTATTTTTCGTGCAACTTCTGCCTTAGTCAAGGATTCATCGACCTCGTCTTCTGACAATGAAGCGAACAACTTGTTCATTTCTTCTTTGTTCAGACCTTTCATACTGTCGACTGCAGCCTTGATTAGTTCCATTTTAGATTCAACTGGAGCTTCTTCTTCTTTAGTTTCTGCTACAACCTCGTCTTCTTCTGAACTTTCCTCATCTTCTTTGAGTTTCTCGGGCTTCTCTGCTTTGCCAGCATTCTTGTTTACTGCATCTTTAGCTTCTTTCGAACCTTTTTCTGCAGCTTTAATACTTGCAACAGCTTTGTCAACAGGATTTTCATCAGGTTTGACGACTTCGCCTTTACCGCTTTCGATTTTCTCTTCAGCAGACGAACCTTGTTTGTGAGCAGACTTGTCACCCTTTTCGGCACCTTTAGTAGGTTCTTCCACGATGGAATCAACCTCTTCGGTGTTCTCTACTTGGTTTTCTAAATCTGACATAAATTTCTCCTGTTTATGTAATAATTGATTACTTTTTTATTTATATGTTACAGGCTTTCAACAAACCTTTTCCATAGTTCCAATTTGGTTTCTTCCAACTGATTTAGCTTTGCAGTCCTCAATTCTGACTGCATTTTGTCTAAATCCTTTGCTTTTAAGATACCACTCTCATAGACCCATTCAACTCCTTCCATTATTCCTTCAACGAAGGCTTCAGGTGCAGAAGGGTCTGCTACGATATCAGCAGCAGTTGCTAACTGAAAATCGTCTTTTACATACTGAGCATTTCCTTTAGACTCTAGTGAACCTAGTCCTCTAGAAGAAACTCCCAGTTTAGCACCATCATCAATCAAGTTTTTAACTATCTGTCCGTTTGGTGTTGATAAAATCTTTGCTCTTCCCACATAGTTGTTTCCATCTTCTTCCAACTTGGTTATCATGTGAGATACTTTGTCAAGATTGATCGTTGGGCCTTCGGGGTGTCCTAGTTCTCCAAACGCTCTATCTTCTTTTATGAATTCTTTGTTATACCTTTTAACTTCTGTTTGTATAACTTCTTTGGGGTATATGCGGCCATTACGATTCTTAATTTCAGCTTGCATAAAGATACCTTCGATAAAGTAATCTTTCTTACCGTCTTTGTTTTCTTCTACAATTACAGGACTAACCCCGTAATCTTGAAATTCAGATATTAATTTCATTCGTAATTTCCTCTATTGATATACCTTCTTCGGACATGTCTTGCAATATTTGCTTCACACTCTGCATACCAATTTTTAAGGACTCTTCGTCCCCGAAGGTTTCTTGTATTTCATGTCCGTTAAGAAATACTGAAATACCCTCTTTACACTCGGTGTAATATATATTTATAGCTTCTGCACCAAGTTTTAAACTTTCTGTTCGAATCAACTCATGCCCATCGGGACAAACAAACTTTGCCTCATGGAGCTCCTGAGCCAACTCCTTAAAATCTTTCATTAAGACTCCTCTGTTTCAGAAGGTTCGGGTTGATTATCTGCCCAATTAACAGACTTCTCAACTCGTTTCATATCAACAACTTCTGCAGCTTTCTGTTTGATTCCGTCAAAAACATCTGTCTTTGCTTGTTCTAACTTTCCTGCTTCAATTCCGTCAACTATCTTTCTTGATATGTTTTCTTCGCTCATTACCATCCCCCGTCATCTTGAGAACTATCGTCACCGCCTTCCGCTTCACCTTCACTGGCAATTTGTTTGTCGATGAGTTTAATATCCTCTTCGGTTTGTCTTAACACATACTTTCTAATGTACTCATTAGAGTAGTATTTACCAACATAGTCTCCTATGTTTGAAAGAGTATCTAATCTCTCTCTTAAAATTTCTGCTTCTTTCAACTCTGTAAAGTGGTTGTCAGTCGCAAAATCAAACTGTATGAAGTCTTTGACTTTATCAAACTCTTCACCAGTTAAAATTTCCTTAAGAACCAAATGTGTCTTAAGGACATCTGTAAAAATTCTTGCAAACTTCTTTTGAAGTCTGTTTGTGAACTTATTAAACTTAAGTTCATCTCTTGAGATTTCAGAAGCACGACCCATATTGAATCCGTTATCTGCTTCCATTCTCGTTGCAGGCACATTTAAAGATTGATATAACTTCTTCTTGAAGTATTCAATATCATCTATGTCTGCAAGGTTTTGACCGCCTGGCAATGTGGTAATCTCTGTTCCTCTACCACCTTCTCTCCGAGGCAACCAAAAGTCCTCTAGCATTGACATGTGTTTTCTATCGTCCTTGATTTCACCTGTCTCTGCATTATACACGAGTTTATTTCTATACTTGTGCATAACATCTGTAAGGTATTGTTCTGCCTTTGCTTTTGGCAAGTTACCAACATCAATGTAGAAGATTCTCCTCTCAGGAGCCCTTGAAATCCTATAGATAACAAGTGCATCTTCCATCATTGCTAACTGGTTTGCAGTCTTCAATGCCTTGTGTAGATAACCTATGACTACATTCCTTGTGTAGTCTAGTAATCCACTGGTTGTGTAAGTTACTGCTTCAGGTGCAATCTTAACGGTTGAACCTTCCATTGCAGATGTCTTATCAAAACCTTTGTCGTTAAAGACATAGAACTCTTCGACTTTCTCTACTCGTTCTATCTTCGTCTTTGGGTCTTTACCCTTTTCGACATTTCTAACCTTCTTAATTTTAAGAGGGTCAATGTTCCTTAAATCTACGATACCTAGTTTTGGGCGTTTAGTATCAACGACTTTATGGAAATAAATCCTGCCGTCAACATACCACTTTCTGAAAATTTCATGAGAGTTCGAATTGAACTTCATTAGGGATAAGATGTGTGCAAACTCGTCTTGCATCTTGTTCTTGATGCTGTCCGAGAGTTTGACATCTCGGAGGTCGAGTGCAACTATTCTATCCGAAGTATCAGAAGTAATACACTCATTAACTATATCTTCTATTGCTGAGTCACATTCGGGAACTAATGATGTCTCTCTGTATCTTCGAATGAGCTCAGCCTCATTCTTGATACCACCTTCCATATCAACATAAGCACCATATGCTCCGCCAGATATATATCCAGCTTGTTGTTGAATGACTGGAGTGCCATCATCGTCAATAGGAGGCACAAACGATTTTGCCGTTTGTGTTTCCTTGACTCGTAACTCGTCTTTCTTCCGAGTTATTTCAAACCCAAATAATTCCATAATATTATTTATGCCTCGCTAACCGAGGTTATGTCACTGTAATTACTTGACTCTTTCCCAATGAGAATATGTGAAATCAACTGTAAACTCCTCTAATGCATCTACTGTTTCGTAATTTAATTCGATAGCAGCAATGTTTTTAGGGAACATGTTGAAGAACTCATATCTCGCGAGAACAGCGTCGTCTTTACCTAATTGTTCGACAAACGCTCTTGAGAGTAGGTAATCATTACTTGCCATACCTACACCTGAATCAAGTTCTTGAATGTCTTGTTGCCAAGCTTCGAGACCACTTCTAGCACTGAATTCAGAATCATTGATTACGGTAATTGACCAATCTTCGAATGTCCTGTCTCCAGCTAATTTGAGAATATGTCCTCTAAAGTTTAATGCAATTTCACCTAGGGTCGCAGCTGGTATATTTGCAGCCTTACATAGGAACTCAATCCTATTGCCTGCTCTAGGAATGAAGACTCTGAAACGGTTAGGTCTTGGGCCACCACCAATCAGTTGTGCTTTAAATTCATCTATTGTTGCCATTCTTTACTCCTTAAACTGCTCCGTAGATTTCTTCAAACTCAACCCCTGACCTTGCAGCCACGAAGTTAAGAGTGATAAAGTTAATACTTCTAGCAGGTTTAACAAAGATAGAACAAACAAATTCGTTTCTATCAATAACACTATCCGTGTTGTTTGTTTCGTCACATAATACTGTGAAATCTACTAGGCCTCTTCTGTTCTTAACATCTCTTAAGAAAGGTTCTACAGCAGCTCTAAACTGTGCTCTTGTGAATGCATCATTGAATTCAAAGAGTTGTGATTTAGCAGCTGTTGCTATTGCCTTCTCTAAAACGATGAACAGCCTTCTAACATTTATTCTGTCAAATGCTGAAGGACTTGTTAATGCAGTCTTATCTCCGAAGAGAACTGTTCCTTGGCCGGGAAATGTGCATATAGGATTGATTCTTGCACTGTATAAATCATCTCTAGATGATTGTGATGGGTTAAATGCAAGTTTAGTTATTCCTAGATACTGACCTCTAGAGAATCCCGCTGGTGAATACCAAGGGTCTCGTAATAGGTCTGCTCTGGCCATGATACCTGCTGTATGTCCGTTGCCAGGCACCCAAACATATCTGTCATTGTATCTGTCATACTGGTATACCCAGCCTGAATCTAGAACTGCATAAGAACTTGAAGTTACACTTGAAAAATCAGTTGTAACATTTGAACTTTGAGTTGATTCAGAAGTGACATTAACGACTGATGCTTTTCTAGGTGAAGCAATTACCATACAGTCTTTTCGGTTTTCTGCAATCTGAATTAATTGATTGACGATAGTGTTGTGGTCTGCTACTATGTCTCCGTTAGAGGTTCTAGTTGAACCTGTTACTAAGAAACTAACATCTACTGTTTCGGAATCTCCGAAATTATCTACATATCCAGCATATTTTACTGCTGGTGTAGGTAATGTTCCGTCAGCTCCGTTTGCCAATGATGAGGATATTGGTGCTGAAGGTCTGCCGAATGCAGTGCTTCCTGAAGCTGCGTGAGTGGTCACACTGTTATTTGCAGCGTGAGTTGATGTTGAGTGACCAGTCCACCAAATCCATTTGGATTGATTATTGATTACAGTTTTGTAGTAGTTTGAAGCACCTTCTGAATTTTTTGCATCAGAAGCACAAGAAACAAATCCGTAAGATTCTAAAATCTCGTTTTGTTTTCCTGAAATTACTCCGTCTTCGTCTACTACGACTACATGAATCTCGTCTGCACTACCTGATACTGCTGTTGCAGATGCAGATGTGCCGGGTGCTTTATCAAATTTGTTATAAAACTCCCAATATCTGTGAACTTGTGTTGCGTTAGCTACTGCGGTAACTAACCCAGTTCCAGCTGGTTGGTTAAGGGCTTCTACGGTTATTGTTCCTGTTGCTTTTGCTGTCACTCTATATTCTTGAGTGTCAGTCCCAAACCTAACTATATCTCTAATTTGGAAACCTGTTTCAGCAGTTACACTGATAACAGTTTGTCCTATAGCTTCTGCTTCGTCAGTAGTAGTCACATTGTCATTGTAATATGCATCACTTGATGCACAAACACTAACCTTTAATGAATTACCGATTGCGCCGGGATATTTTGCAGTCCATGCCCCAACCGTTCCAGCAGCACCACCGTCTTCATGAGACGATTGATACCCTGAAAGGTTTTTAATACTTGCATCGGTGTCTCCACCTATGTTTGCATTGTAAGCTGTTGAACTGGCAACACGAACAACTCTTAATGATGAACCATATCGTAAGAAAGCCTCTGCAGAATAGAAATCCTCTGCACCAGCGTCTGTGTCTGCTGGTGTAAAGAAGGTATCTACTAAACCTACGCTATCTGAAACTGATACTACTTCATCAACAGGGCCCCATCTAAATGAACCCGCGAATCCTCCAGTTGTGGAAGATACTGCAGGCACAACATTTGTCAAGTCTACTTCTTTGACCTGAACGCCTGGTGATACTTGAAATGCCATACTTTTCTCCTGTTAATGTAAAAAGTTGTTTACTGTTTTATTTATAACTTTCTTAACTCTAATGAACTACCAATTTATTTCGTTTTCCATATCTTTGTTAAACCAACGGTCTCCTTCATCATCAACGAAGGTAGTCTCTTCGGGTCTTTCTTCTCCGAAAACACCAGCTGGTAAGACATCATCTTCTATCAACTTCTGTTGTTCGGCATACAATAAGTCTTTGACTTGTGTATCCGTAAGGTGATAAAAGTATTCAGTAGTAATAAACCAACTGAATAATACGAGATTCATAACCATATCATCATGGTATCCTCTGTCAGCTTCAAAGGAATTTCCTTTTGTGACAAAGGTCATAAGTTCTGTTATAGTAGCACGGTCTACAACTGTTAGTCGGGTTTCTTCTAATAATTCTTTAAGAGTAGAACAACCGACTCGTTTAATTTTTCTGTTTACTGTGACCCCAATATCTTCTGCTTTTAATAAACCTTGAGTAAAAACATTGGGATATTCTATATCATAGTGCAACTGATTTGCTACCATTGCACCTTCTGCGTTGTTTTCTATAATAACTAACGCCTCATTATATGTCCTTACATACTTATTTATAATATCAGGAAACAGCATGGGACTTATCATACTATCCCTGTATGTTGCAACCTGTTCAAAAGGTTTCGTAGATACATCAATTACGGTAAAGGTGGAGTGATCCATACCTCTTCCTTTTGCAACATCTACTGTGCAGATGTATTCATGACCTTCCTTTGGTCTTTTATATATGTTGACCCCGTCTCTATGCCATTCAGGTTCCCATGCTTTCATACCTAACAAGGTATCTGCATTAATAAGTGTATTTCCTGTTCCTAAGAAACTATTACCATACTCTTGTTCGAACTGAGCCTCCGAGGTATTTGCAATGGTCATTGCTTTCCATTCTTCATCTCGGTCTGGCACATCAAACCAGTTTATAATAAAATGTCTATATTCTGATTGTTCATGTACTGCAGATTCATATATTTTATGAAACATATTACCCACACCATTTGCAGTTGAGGTTATAATCACCTTTGAATCTTTACCTGATGTGATAACGGGATATGTTGCAGTATAGAATGTATCTGCATCTTCTACGAAAGCGAACTCATCTAGATACAACATATTGATTGACATACCACGAATTGAACTTGAACTCGTTGCAGCTGCAACTACTTTAGAATCATTTGAAAATTCTATTGAACCCTTGTTAAGAATCTTAACGCCGGGCTGTAAGAAAAATGGAACAGACTCTAACATGGTCACGATTCTCGCAATCATTTCCCTCGCAATAGCACCTTTGTTTGCAAGAACAGCAACAGTTACTTCGGGGTGAAATAAGAGATACCACAATAAGAATGCACAAGAAGTGATTGATTTGCCTGATTGTCTTGCAGCCAATACTACACTAAATCGATTATCATTATAATGGTCTATTAAGTCTTCTTGATATCCACGAAGTGCAAAAGGAACCATACCTTCGTCTAGGGATATAATCTGTGTATATGATTCAATGAAATGTTTAGGGTCTTTAGAACACTTCATATATTCTTCCAACTGTTCTTTGGTATACTGCTCTTCAACACCAGCTCGTTTAATGAGTGTGTTTCCGAGGTATCCTTCGTTAGTTGGTTTAACCATTTATTCGTTCCATTTCTTTAAATGCTCTTTGGTGCTTTTGATAGAATTCGCTCATAAAATCGTTACCCTTTATCTGTAGTTTATCACCATACAAATATAAATTAGCTTTGGGCAACTCTCCTTGGTTATAATCTCCCCACCTTATATCCCAATTAGGATATAAACCTCTAGTATATACTACTGGCCAGAATTCCTTTTCCACTCCTATAATCTTTTTTGCACCATATATGTCTGCAATGTGTCCTAATAAACCAATCCCACTTCCTAAAATACATACAATTTTATCTTTAAAATCAAACTCTCTTTCAAGTTTTGAAATATTTACGGTCTTGTTCCAGTAGTTTGTATACTTTCTTGTCATAAATCCAAGAGACATTACCCACAATGGGTGGTCTTCTGTTACTGGTGGTATCTTAGTTTGGTAGTCTTTAGCTATCCTGAACATCTTTTTTAGACTCTTTCTTTAAGAACTTCTGCAACTCATGAGTTGACCCCACATATAAGTGATTGTGCTGTGTTCTTACAGAATCATTCTCCTTTTCTAAATCCTTTAATTTCTTTTGTATGTCTATTAACTTTTCAGCAGTTTCAGATACAGTTTTAATTAACTGGCCGGCAACCTCATATGCACGAGGGTGTTCCGTTTCTTTGGAGAGTTCTAGTATGCCGTCTATGGCGTCTTGGCCCCGTTCTACAAGGTCGTAGAGGTTCTCACGGGCATACCTGTAGTCTGTTTCAATGTTCTTTTCTCTATCAGGAACCTTGACTAACTTGGTTTCTTGTTTGATATTAGAACTAATATCTAGAAGATCATCTAATTTTTCGTCTATTTCTTTTGCCATAATTAACTATCACCAGCCGTATCCTCAGCATATGTAGAGGTCGTGCCTTCATCATAAAAAGTCACCGTTTCAGCAACCACAAATGTATCGGTTGGGTCAACTGAACCAACAAACTTCAATGTAGTGCCTGCATCAATAGTAATTGCACTACTCAATACCATATTAGTTCCATTTTCAGCTCTAGAAACAATGGTTGGGTTAGTTGCTAAGTTTGTTCCAAACACTTCATCACCTACACTTATCTTACTATTTATTGCCGTAGCAAAGGTCACTGTCGTGGAATTGGATACTGCATTTGCAGTCTCACCAAAAGCTGGTTCATAATGTTTAACTTCTTTAACCAACCCTGAACCTTGAATTTCACTTGTAGTAAATCCAGTCTGAACTTGGTCATTAATATATGTTCTTTCAATAACATTTTTAATAACTTCTCCAGTATAAACTGGGCCGAAGAAGTATAACTTCATAGTAAACTCTAGGGTATATTCTATAACCCTTCTTTCTTCGAATGCACCTTCATACATATCTTCCATTGTTACAGAATTTAATATGACTGGAACATCTCTCACTTCGTCCATGCTGTCTACCATTTTCATTGCAACGGTATACTCGGGTTGGAAATATGGAAGTATTTGTTCTACTACCTGAATTGCATCAATAACATTCTTTGCAAGAACAGAAAGGGAAAAAGATAAATTATAAGGTGCTGGTTGATATTGGAAACCTCTCTTTCCACCAGTTTCTAATAGTCTTTTTTCAGCTCTTATTAATTTGTTTTGTTGTCTTGTTGAGTCGTATTCTAATCCTGTAAGTTCAAATGCAATCCGAGGTAATGAGATAGAAGTCACACTTCCGTCTCTTGCTTTTGCATCGTCTTGTAGTCTTAATAAAAACTTTTGCTTTGGGCCATAGGATATCGGGACAATTTGCTGTGTTAATACAGTTCCGTCTGATTGTGTTTTCTTAATGTAGATATTATTAAATAGAGTTCCAAAGATTGATATGGCTCTTTTAATAGTCTCGTTGTAAAAATATGTTCCGAACATTATGGTTCACCAAATGGATTTACTTCACTAAAGTCTAGATATGAACTATCCTTATCTTCAAATTCTTTATTCTGTGCAGAAGATAAATTGTGGAATGTTTGAGTATCTACTATCGCCCCAATCACTCTTGCAGTTGAAGAGCTCTTACCCGTGAGTGTATCTCCAACTTGTAGTGTCTTGGTGTTATCCTTAATTGTAAGTTTATTTGATTGTGGTTGCCACAAGACTACCTCACCAACTGTATATGTGACTGAATCAATAACCGTAGTTAATTCCTCTCCATGTGTAAAGTTTCCAGCACCAGTATTCATAGTCATTTCGATTGTGTAAGCTTGGTCTGCTTCTACCAAGTCTGCAGAAGTTCCAGTATCGAAATCTTCTCCACTGTATTCGAACAATGAACATCTCAACTTGAATACAAACATTTTTCCTAACTGGAAGAATGGGTCTTGGTCTTCTACAAATCTAATTTCAAATAATGACCCTGTTAATGGGAAGTATATAAGGTCTCCTTCATTGGGTCTTAATGCAACTGCAAGATTTGAGTCTAGGGAAATAAATCTTTCCCAAGTTCTTAATGATATTATGAATGTTGCTTCTTCTTGAATTTGAACACCGAATTTCGAGACTAGGTCTCCTTCTCCTTCGAACCCCTCCGTATTCTCCAAATACATATCAACACTGTATGAGTCTCCAAATCTAGCTTGGACATCTTCGGTAAATATAGTGTCTTCTTCTACTATCGTGCGAGGGAGATATAGAACATCATGACCATAGAATCGTAATGATTCAACGGTTAAGTCTTCATAGAGATGCTGTTCTGATTTTACAGCATGGTTAAAGTAAACATTCGTAGGCATTTAATTACCCCATTAAGTCCATGACAGGAAGTTCGTAGTTAAGTCGCGACTCCTCTTCTAATCTTGTTATCTCCTCTTGTGCCTGTGATTTCATTTCTGTCGAATCCATAGTCACTCCGCCTGGCAATGCAACTCCTTGAAACTTCGAGAGATTCTCTGCCCATTGGTATTTGACTAATGCAGTTGAATATCTTTTCAACCACATATCATCATAGATATCTGTCATGTCTGTAGGGTCAATCTTTCTAAAGCATTCTATAATAAGATACTCGCCTGCTACAAAACTGTCCATATCACCGTCAATGTATAGTCTATTCATATGTTGCTTATATCTAACAGGCATTTGACCTACTAAAATACTATCCATCATACTAATGTGTTGTTGCACTTGTTCGTAATATAAAATATTGGTTGCAGTTAAGTCATATAAATCATTTAACCTCATTTGATATCTAAGGTCAAACATGTTAAGATTGTGTTTATCGTTGAAAGGGAATATCTTATTTACACCCAAAACAAATTCGGGAAGAACAATATAGTTCTTTTGTTGTTTAACTACTTGATTAGCATAGTCATGAGTCCCAGCTACATTCTCTACGAATGACTCGTCTGTCTTCATGGTGGCGAGATTGTCTGCGGTAAGTTGGTGTTTTAGATAACATCTTATTGAACCGTCATAATGATACTCTTGGAAGTATTGTAATGCTTCGTCCAGTCTATCATCAAACTGCTCATCGTCCACATTAATATCAAGGACGGGCGCACCCAATTTCCTTTTTACATATTCTTTTAGTGTTGCTTTACTGTTCGGTTTTGCCATAATAGTAGTATCCCTTTCGTATACTACTATTTATACCTTTTCTACTCTTGGAAAAAAGTTTTATGCTGTAGACGGTCAAGTTTCTCGTCAATCTTCTGAATTGAAGATAAAACTCTCTCAAAATCAGCCTCAATTTGTTCTCTTGTTGCGTAGTCTCTTGCTATCTCTTCACGAGTTTTATTGACAAGAATGTCTAATCTTTTTTGTTCTGATAATACATTACGAATCAAAAACCCAAGAGGGAGAATGATTATAGTCATTATAAGATTCCATAAGATGTATGGTGATATCGTGATTTCCATATGGTTATTTATGGAATTCACTTCGTCAGTTCGCCGTCTTCTCCTATTTCAAACCTGTCCCAAGCTGTATCAATTTCTAAAGGTTCTGACCTTCCTCCAGTCAAATATCGGGTATCTGTATTAAATGCAACACTATATCTATCCTTATTGGTTGGATTAGGTTCTACCATATGCATCATAGCACTAGGGAACATAAGAAGGGTTCCTGATATTGGTCGAACTTCATGTGATTCACGCTGTCTCATGTTATGTGGGAAGTCTGAAACAACTTTTGGGTCTGTATTAATTGCAACAAAATTTCCTTCGTCACCTTCAGCATGAATATATAATGCACCACTATACCAACAACCGTTATGCAAATGTGGTTTATTCCACGCAAGGTGGTCATTAATATTAGCCCAAACATTACCAATAGTTACCTGAACTTTACTTAAATCAATACCATGAAATCGAACAATATCTTGGTTCAATTTATCTTTCATGACTCTCAACATTTTATTCCATATTGGTCTCCGCTCAACCCCGTCATTAGATTGCCAGCCCGTATATGCGTTAGATATTCTCCGTCCTACGGGGTCTTTGGCTCTCATGCTATCCATATCTGCTTTCAGTTGTTGCAGATATGTCTCCGTCACTAAACCTTCTTCAAGTAAGTTATACTCAAACAAAAAGGTAGGAAATAATAATCTAACTGCCATAATCAATCTCTGTCTATATTTTCGTTAGACTCCGCACCGTCCCAGTTTAAATCTGTTTGACTTCTTTGCTTCTCAACGAAATCCATCTCTAACTGATTTTCGTCCTTTTCATGCATAGGACATTCAGGTGGAGGTGATTCTCCTTCTTTCATATGCTGAAAGAATTTACTTTTTGGATTCCATATCTTAGCCTGTCTATATCCACCAATATTTAATCGAGAGTTCGGAAGTCCAGTTTCTTCGTCCACTAACTTTAAATCTCTTTGCCATTTTTGCATCGAATTCTCTGCTATTGCATGTTCATTAAACCAAGTCTCGGACTCCCCATAGAAGTATGTCGATGCCCATTCTTCTCTTTTAAAAGGTACTACCTGTAGTATAGGAGTTCCAGTTGGAATTATGAACGAGTAATCTACCCTAGGATAGAATATGATTTGTCCGTTATCTACGCCAACATTAAATTTATCGGTATCGATAACCCCTTGCCATACTGCAAAGTATTTATTCTGAAATAAAAACGGGTCTATAAACAAAACAGAATAGCCCGGCGGAGTTGTCATATTCCAATGAGAAGATATTTTAAATGCATCTTTAACTGGTGAATCATCAATATATTGAATAGTATCTGCAAGTTGTGCCGAAGGGTGTGATTGTGATACTTCTGTTATACCTTCTTCGACTTGCATTTCCTGACTACCGTCTGGCCAATTCCAATCTACTCCGTTTCTTACTGGAATATCCTTAGTGCAAACAATGTAATAACCCATTGTTAACCAGTCTTGCATTGCTGGACAAGACCTAATAGTTTGAGTCAATCTACCTCTATGGTCAATTCTGACTTTCATCTTCTTCCACCATTCTGGCTGATAGTCTCTAGCTGCTATTGGTCTAAAGCTTGCATAAGACTCTTCGTCATAAGTTCTAAATTCAATCGTTGGCATATCTTCTTTTCTCGTCTAATACTGCAATCTCATCTCCTCGTAATACGATTGACCGTCTGTCTAAGTATTTAGCTTTTTTATGAGGTGCCTCTGCACCGTGTGGTATTCTTCCGTCAAACATTAATAATCTATTTGGAACAAAATCAACAGAACCAATTTCAAGGCGATCCATTTCTTTTAAAATCCCCATAGGAATAGTATCTTTATAAAATCTTAATCTTCCACCAAAATTTGGGTTCCAAAAACTATTTGAGTAGTATAAAAAAGAAAGGCTCCATTCATCTTCTTGAGAAGCATCTGAATGACATGTTCCATGTTGTCCATGTGTTTGAGAATTGCCACCCATATATTGAAACCTAACCCAATCAAAACCAAAATCAGTTCGGATTTTTCTATCTAACCACCTCATTAAAGGTTTATTTGGATTGTCTCCAGCTGGAGTGAAGTCTATCCCAGCAAAATAAGAACAACCCCATAATTGGTGATTTGGTAAACCACCTCTATTAGGAATGTTACCGTTTACTTGATTATTTTTAGACCAAGCAGTTCTTCTGTGTAATTCATCATCTACATTTTTCCACAATGAAGTTTCTAGATAATTATCTAGAACATAAACATTGTTCTCTAATGGAAAACTGTCCTGAATATAGAAAGGCTCGTCTATAAAATGGACATTGATATTATCCAGCGTCATTTGGTTGTAACCCACCACTGCTTCTCAAATGAGAAGGTGGAGGCAGCTGCATTAAGTATTCCTCTAAAGGTTTAAGAGTATCTTCTCTTGTTATCGATATCTCTCTGAATACTTCTTCAGCAACACAAGCCAATGCGTCTGTATATTCCAAAACCCTTCGGGCATTTGATCTGTGTGGATGCGCTGACCCTTCACGAGCAGCAATAGAAACTTCTACTATATCATCAAAACCATACTGTTCGACTTGTTGATAAGTGTTTCTTCTAACCCCTTCTGCAACTCGACCAGCATATTGTTGATTTAAACTAACCCCACTTGGTGGTTCAGAATTTTCAATATAAGCTTCGATTGCGTCCTTTTCATTTTCAGATAAAGGAAGTTTTGCTTGTTCGTCAAGCTCTTTACCGTCTTCCCATTCTTCAACTTTGCATTCAATATCATCATATATTATAACTTGATAGTCAAATCCTAAGTCAGGAGCGTCAACACTTTCATGTCTCCACTCTAATCCATTTGGTTTTCTTATAAAAAGATTTCCGTTTTCGCAGTAAACTAATGCATTCATATTAACTCCATTATACCTTTAACATTCTTTTATATGTTTCATATACTTCTAACATATTTATGTGTTCACAATCCATGCCTTTTATCCATGGGCCACCTCTTGTATAGTGAACTGCATGGTGACTATTTAACATGGTTTTTTCATATCCTTCGGTTGCAATTTTATCATGTGGTATCTTACTAATTTGATTAGTCCATTCAAACTGGTGTAAAAACTGACCACTTGCAGTATTAACTACTTCGGGTGTTAATTTCCTACAATCTTCATGACCATTATTAAATATCATCATACTAGACCACAATTTTTTAGGATATGAAACATTCTTTTCTCCACCCATTTTTGTCTCGTCATGCTCTTTAAAATCATATTGAACACATGCAATAGCATGATCAGGGTCTAAGAAATAAAATAAAGACATAGGTGAATATTTCCATATGTAGTCATCGTCTATAAAGAAACTAAATCCTTCATAGTTTTCTAAATATGGAATTAAGAATCTACTGTAAGTAAACTCTGTCGATTGATTTGCGTAGTCCCTATTATATTCGGGAATTTGGCTTATGTCAAGTTTCTTAACTTCTACTTTGTAATCATTAAAAAACTCTTGGCCATCGCCACCGCTTCTACATTTATCTATTGAATCGTGTATAGAATTCTCTGCAATTTTAAATATATCACTATGAGAAGAATCATAGCCAAGATAGATATTAACTGGTTTCTTTTTACATAATTTAGTTACTTTTTTATTAAAATCATAAACATAATCTCTAAAATTTAACCCACCAACATTACTAGGAGACCATTCAATCTTACCGTCTCTAGTGTATATAGCTGTGAGTGAGTCTCCCTTTACTGTGTCTTTCCAATAATCTAAGATATCATCTAAAGTCATTGAGTCAATGTTAGGAAATAAATTTGTATAATCTGTAACTAAAATAGGAAGTTCAGGTATGTCTATTGTTTCAAATACCTTTGAACGAATCGAGCCGGGATGAATGCTTATCTTAGGTATAATATCGTGCTCTTCTCCATCGGCCCCAAGGTATTTACCACCAGCTGCAGTATGTCCTTGTATGCATTGCCAGAGACCTTCTTTTTGTATATTATTAATCAACCAGTGTGCTTTTGCAGCGTGATAATATTGTGCTTGTAATGCATTTTCTTCGTCTATATTTAACTTATTACAATCAGGGTGGTCACTAACAGTTGATAACCATTGATACTCATCATCTGTATTTTTAAAATCCATAGAACCACCTTTTACAGGGTGGTCGGGTCTAGGTTCTTGAGAATATCCTAAATGAAGGTATCTATGATATTGTAATGAATTATGATGCAACTGTTGATATCCCATCAACTTCCCAGCATCTATTAATTTTTTAACTTCTGACCATGGAACCATTCGTATCGGAGGTTGTTGTGAGACAACATACTCCATTATCTTATAAGTTTCTGTCTCTTTATACTTGCCCGGCAGAACGGGTGCATCGTGGGGATTAATAAAACTTATAGAACCTAAGTTAAATTCCTGAACCTCACCGCGTGACGGAGACCCGTGAGAATTTTTTACCTCATCGAGGTCTCTACGGAATGTGAATTTGCGGGCTTCCTCAAGTGTTTCTATCTTCACCATAGTCATAATTATATTTAGTGATTTACTTTAAGAGGTAATCGGAGTCGCAGGCCACTGTTGTTGTAATACGCCATCCCATCTTGGAACTGGTGTTCGACCAGCCCTTTGATAAGTGAATGGACTTCTATGATCATATGTTGTAGGAGTTTGACCTTGTCTAGCATAGGTAAACGGAGACCTATAATTATAAGTGAACGGGGTTTGTCCAGTTCTCTGATAAGTAAACGGAGACCTATGTTGATATGTATCAGGAGTTTGTCCAGTTCTCTGATAAGTAAATGGACTCCTATGGTCATAGGTATAAGGTGACCTATGGTCATATATTACTGGTTGTCTTGAATCTCTAATATTAGGTTCTTGAATGTTCCTGATATTAGGTTCTTGTTGGTTCCTGATATTAGGTTCTTGTTGATTTCTAATGTTAGGTTCTTGAGCTGACCTAATGTTAGGTTCTTGTGCATTAGAAGGACTTTGAGCATTCTTAATAGTCGGTTGTTGAGCAGACTTAATCGTAGGTTGTTGTGCCGCAACTGGATTCCTATAGGTAAACGGTGACCTATATTGATAAGTATTCGGCTGTCTTGCCGCATTTTGATAAGTAAACGGCGACCTATGGTTATAGGTAAACGGTGACCTATGGTTATATGTGCCTGGCGACCTCCAAGTGTAGGTAAACGGCGACCTATGGTTATAGGTAAACGGTGACCTATGTTGATAAATGGTCGGTTGTCTTGCTTGTGCGATAAATGGTTGTCTCGCAGGTGCTTGATAAGTGGTCGGTTGCCTTGCCTGTGCAATAAAAGGTTGTCTCGCAGGTGCTTGATAAGTGGTCGGTTGCCTTGCCTGTGCAATAAATGGTTGTCTCGCAGGTGCTTGGTATATTACAGGCTGCCGTGCCTGTGCAATAAACGGCTGTCTTGCGTTTCCGATAAATGGTGATTGATAAAAAGGCATTATTCTTTCTCCCCGCCTGGCGGTTGTCCACTATAATATAGTGGAATCCTTGCTTGATAAGTAAACGGGTTCTGTGCATTATGCGTAAACGGATTCTGTTTACTCGCAGAATAGGTAAACGGGTTCTGTGCATTATGTGTAAACGGATTCTGTCTATTTCTACTATTCGGTTCCTGTCCTGACCTAATGTTAGGTTCCTGTCCTGACCTAATGTTAGGTTCTTGGAAATTCCTAATGACAGGTTGCTGACTTGACCTAATGTTAGGTTCTTGAGCATTCGCTGGATAAGTAAACGGAGTCTGACTTGACCTAATGTTAGGTTCCTGTGCATTTACAGGATTTCTATATGTAAATGGAGACCTGTGATTGTAAGTAAATGGAGACCTGTGATTGTAAGTAAACGGGTTCCTATATGTGAACGGAGACCTATGGTCATAAGTAAACGGCGACCTGTGATTGTAAGTTAAAGGACTTCTGTGGTTATAAGTAGTAGGACTTCTGTGGTCGTAAGTATACGGTGACCTATGGTCGTAAGTAAACGGACTTTGTTTACTCCTACTATTCGGTTGTTGAATATTTCTTATGTTTGGTTCTTGAGCATTCGCAATATAAGGATAGGGATTTTGTCTATCCCTTATATTAGGTTCCTGTGCAGCTGCAATATAAGGATACGGTTGTTGTGCATTTCTTATATTAGGTTCTTGACCATTCGCGATATAAGGATAAGCATTTTGCCTATTTCTTATATTAGGTTCTTGAGCTGTTGCAATATATGGATAAGGGTTTTGAACTGCTTCTTGCCCAGACGCATCATTCCATGTCGCCGGGCCGGTTTTTGCATATATTTGATCAACAGCCTTCCAAGTAGACGCACCTGTCTTTACCCAAGCACCTTGAGTTGCGTTCCAACCTGTAGGGGTCTTAACCTTCTGATTACCTGATGCCATTTATCCTCACCTACTCTTAACTATTAAGAGTATAAAATCCACAAGTCACCAACGGCCCCATCTCCTCCTGTAGGTGCTGAAGTTGACTGATACACATTTCTTGCTGTCCCACCACTATTTGTGGCATTTGTTATTGTCACCGCACCAACCGACAATGGAGCTACAGAAATAGTTAAACCTCCTGTTGAAGCACCCGTGTCTGTTGTGGTTCCTAATATGAAACTATCTGCAGATTCGTCCCAACCCATAAATCCGTTATTACCTGTTGACCCTCTTTCAAGAATCAAACCAAGGTCATTAGAGTTAGAACCTGTATTACCTGAACCAAGTTCGATTAATGCATCTTCAATAGTAGTATTAGTTGCACTATTAGTAACGGTTGCACCATTAACTGTTAAATTTCCTGATACTATGACATCATCAAATGTTACATCGTCTGATGTGCCAACTGCCTGTCCGATACTGAACTGGCCACCTGAATAGGTAACACCTGTTCCAGCACTTAAATGTGCTCTTACTTCTGCAGCACTCGGGCCTGTATATGTGAATACACCTGTTGAATTATTATATGCAAGTGAACCATCTCCACCAGCATCTGTGACTGATACATCTGCTCTTACTAAAGCTTCTGTGTATTGTGTTATTGTAGTTGCAAGTGTTAAAGTTCCCGCTGCATCATCATATGTTGCTGTTATTCCTGTTCCAGCAGTTACCAAAGCAGCGACTCTATCGTCTACTCTTTCTGATGTATGGTAAAGGTTACTTGAACCTTCTGATAATGCATCTGTGTCTGCAAGAACAGTTCCACCTAATGAAGTTGCAGAACCAGCGATTGTTATACTTGAATTTGAAAGTTTTGAATTTGAGATAGAACCTGCCAACATGGCATCTGTTATACCTAATGCTTTAACTCGAACTGCATCTGAACTTAATTCTACTGAACTTCCGTCTACACCTACTGCAAGAACACCACTTGACGCTGCAAGTCCGTTTCCTGCTATTGCTGTAACTACATCTGCTATTGCTTCTTTCTTACTTGAGTTATCTGTTGCATCTACTATTGCAAAACTGTCAGCTGCAACATCTACTGTAGCTGCTGTTAATTCGTTTAAGTCTAGTGCTAATGATACTGCACCACTTGTTCCACCACCTGATAAACCGTCACCTGCTGTGACTCCTGTTAAATCTGCAGTTGTGGATAAAACACCATTTGTTGCAGTTATGTTTGTACCTGCCATTGCTGTAGCAAGGTCTGCGATTGATTCTTTTCTCGAACCGTTACTGTCGTTTGCATCAATAATTGCAATACTATCGTTTGCAACATCTACTGAAGCTGCTGTTAATTCACTTAAGTCTAATGCAAGTGTGGCATCACCTGATGTCGCACCACCTGAAAGACCGTCTCCAGCAACAACACTTGATATGTCACCTGTTTCTGCATCTCTTGTGATTGTTAGGGTTCCGGCTCCATCATTATATGATAATGATATACCCGAACCAGCTGTCATTAAAGTGTTTACTTGGTCATCGATTGCTTCTAATGCAGCGGTTCCAAATGCAGCTGCAGTTAAGTCTCCTGAACTGTCAATTACTTCGGTTGCACCTACATTCAGCCCGTTTTTTATTCTAAAATTCTGCGCTGCCATTAAAAGGTTCCTCCGTCAATAGTAGCACCCCGAATGGTCTTCGCCTCTGATGCATCCGCTAGATGGGTGTCAACTCTAGTAGTCGTGAAGTAAAGTTTAGTAGAACCTTCTGATATGTCATCAGTATCCAAGGTAGAGACGGCAGAAGATACTACCTTCCCACTTGCATTGATGACTTCGGTTGATCCACTATTATATCCATACTCTGATCTGAAATTTTTTGTGTCTGCCATTTTTAGTGTGTCCCTAAATTATGTTTCATTTAGTTGATTATAAGATTATTTATAGGAATGGACTCCCTAAGTAAAAAGAAAAAGGGCCCGTAGGCCCTTTTAATTTAGATTATTTTAAACTTATGCATCTATTAGCGTTCTTTCAAACTTAATTGTAGTTGAGTTTGCAGAAGCGGGTGTGCATTTGAGTCTAACATCTGAACCACTGATGTCTGCATCAAAGGTCGCAAGTGCTGTATCTAACAGTGTCCCATATGAAGTCAATGTGACTGTAGTTCCGTCATGAACTAACATAATTTCCGTAGAATGGAAATTAGTTCCTTCTGACATTGCAACGATATACCGTGCAGCTCTAAAGCTTGCATGTGCAAAAGTGTCAAGATTAAACTGTGATGTAGAAGTTTTGCTTGTAGCAGCCTTCTTACTGTTTTTATCATGCATTTTTTTGCTGGTTTCGATTACATCGTCTGTAGAATTATAAGTCAAATGACGGACAAGTTCTGCAAGTTTAAATGCGTTTGTTATAGCCATATCTTATCCTCCTACGAATGTCTTATTTGGAATGTGTCAATCGTTGTATTAGTGTTTGCTGGAGTCACGAGAAGTCTCATGTTTCCACCACTAATGTCACTACTTAAAGTGAACAACGATGCGGTTGAAAATATATCTCCGTATTGAACGAAGTGTGCATTCGAACCGTCATTGATTAAAAGAACTTCTGCAGCGTGTGTGCCCGCAGAAGCATGAGTCGCGTTAATTACATACTTAATTGCTTTATTAGCAACTGCATTTGCAGATAACACTTGGTCGGCCGTTGTAGCAGCAAAGGAGCCTGCAGTATAATAACCTTGGACTAAGTCCGCAGCAGTTACACATACAATCTCGACAACATCTCCTGATATTGCGTTAGCAGCTAAAGTAACGGTGGTAGTGTTTGTAGCCGTATAGTCTGTTCCAGCATCAACAAGTTTTACACCATTTAAGTATACTTGTTCAGACCCTACTGTGTAGGATAAAGAAGCTCCGTCATCATCGTTTCCAGTGATGGCAGTAGTATTACTTGTAATTGTGTATTTAAATATTGATATGCCTGAACCACCAATGTCTCCAAAAGACAAGGTTCCTGAACCATTCGTCTTCATAACCTGACCGTTGGTTCCGTCACTCGTAGGAAATGTTATAGCATCATTGATTGTTAGAGAAGCTGGATTAGAACCGATTTCTGAAATTGCAGCTGACCCATCATTTTTTTCGGTATACATTCTACCATGATAGGTGTTTATTGCAA